GAATTCTCACCAACCGCACGAACCATCTGAAGCGGAACGTATGGGCAGTAGAAGAAACCAGCGTCGTAAGGCGAAGTGCCCTTATAACCAACAACATAGTACTGCGAAGCAGCTACGTTAGCTGAATATGGATCAACATAGACCTTGTAACGACCATTCATAACACCAGCAAATGTGGTGGTTGTGTCGTCAACATTTAGGTTGTTTGCAAGAGCAGGAGTGTAATCAAGAACACCTGCCATCTGAAGTGCCGAAGCAACATCAGCGGAACAGATGACCATGTTACCCTTGCCACGACGAGTCTGTTGACCAATCGCATTGGCATCACGCTCAATAGCAAACATCAAACCCTTGAACTTCTCAACTGACCAACGACCATTTGAGTCGGTGTCCAGATCAAAGATACCAGCAGTTGTTGTGTTAACCTGGGCACCCTTAACAGCGGTGACATACAGTGAACGAACAACTTCACGGTTGATTTCAGCAAGAATTTCAGAACTAAGAATGTTAGCAAGCTCTGTCTCGGCGTCCAAACCATGAATTGCCTTCAAGTCTTGTGCCAACTCCATTGTGTACTCGGCCTTCAAGGCACGGGATACAGCAGTAACAGTTGACTTCTCAATCGAGAAAGCCATCTGACCAAAAGAGTTGGCGCCACTGTCACCCAACGCCTCAGCCTGAGCAGTTGTCATACCAGTAGCACTTACATAAGTACCAGCAGAAGGACTGTCGTTCAGAACAGCAGGGTTAGTTTCAGTTGAACCAACATCGCCACCACCAATAGTACCGGCGGCGTTTTGGTTAGAAGCACCAGCTTTGCCAGGAAGTGACTCGTCCATAAGAGCCTCGGCACCGTCTTGCGACAGGAACGAAGAACGCATGGCAAAGATCAAACCCGTTGGGCCCGTCATTGGCTGCACACCACATACGTCATACGCAATAAGGTTAGGCATTGCACGACGAACCAATGAGATCAAAATTGGGTCCCATGTATTCATCTGCCCGCCGCCACTGGCGTTGACTGGTGCTGTCTCTTGGAGATAGGAAGCGTCTTCACGCATTGCTTTTTCTTGGTTTTCCAAGATGAGGGTAGTAACTGCCCGCTTGTAAGAATCCTCAATCCTTGGGAGATCGGGGTGTTCTAGGACTGGCTGCCACTTTTCTTGTAGATGTTCTGTTTGAAACATTTGTTTCTCCTTTTAATTTACATCCGTTAATATAATGTTTTATGCACTCGCCTTTTGATTACGACTGATGGCCGACATATACGTTTTCATGGAATCTGTCGTATCAACGTCCTGTGCGGTGCTACCATCTTCATCATCAATAGCTTTATCACTATGGGTGTGAGATTTTGGAAAATAGCTTTCTTTCAGTGTATTAAGTTTTACACGAAAAGAATCCTCATCCCCAAAATCAACATCCTGAGTAAGTGATTTAAACTTTTCAATTTCGGTATCGGCCAAATCCTCAGATACTTCGGAAATGACCTGTTCACGAACTAGAGTTGAATTAGAAGATGTAAGGTCAACACTCTTTTGAATTGACTCGTTCAACTTCTTTTCTAGCTCGGAAATCTTCTCTGACTGAGCTTCCAGAACGTCATACTTCTCGTCTGGAACGTCAATATAATGGTCTTCAAACAACTGTTTCAATCCAGAAATAAAGTCTTCTGCAATTTCACCCTTCAAACCACGTTCGATTGCCAACTCGTTTTCTTTAGTCCATTCCTCAACAACATAATTGAGATATGTATCTACCTTCTCTGTAACCTCTTCCTTGAAAGACTCCATCTCGGCATCTTTCTCAGATTTAGTGTCTTCCTCAATACGCACGATCTCCGAACGAATCTTAGATTTAACAGCAGCCTCAAAGATTGTTGCTGCCTTGTCCTTAAACTCTTCTGAAAGGTCTTCCCCCTCAACAAGCGCATCAACAGCTTCTTTAACATTGATAGACTTGATTTTCTCTTCGATCTCTGCCTTCTGATCTTCGAGTTTCTTCAACTCTTCTTCAGTTGCAGCATTATCAGCTTCAGCAAGTTTAGAAGAATGAGTGGCCAACATCTCTTCAATGTCTGCCTTCTTCATTTTGCCAATCTGCTCTAGAGCCTGAGCTTTAGTCATTTTTTTATTCTCCTTTAGCTCCTCGCCGTCATGGTCGATTTCATCGCCCGCAGCAAGTTTCTGAGGAGTATCTGATTTACCAGCACTCTTCTGTTGAGCATCGCCACTAATTTGTTTTGCAGATTTTGTAGCAACATCTGTTGGTGAAGACTTTGCATCAGGGTCTACTACAGCAGCACCCCCGTCTTTTGCTTTCTCGCCTTCAACTTTTTCAGCCTTATCAACCCCAGCCACGCCAGGTTTTGGGTCTTTGGCATTGGAGACACTATCTCCAGCATTATCTGAACCCAAGCCAAGGTCTGCGGCCTTGCCTAAAGGTTTCTCTGAGGCTTCTTCAAGTTCTGCAAGAACCTCTGCCTCAAGTTCTTCAATTGTTTGTTCTAAATCGGACATAGGTTTGTCTCCTTACCTTGTGTTATTATATTTATAAATTATAATTTCTTGAGGAATTTAGCAAATTCCAAAGCCTCAATTTTTGCATTCCTTTGACGCTTTTTAACATCAAACTTCTGCCTTAACTCAACAAGTTCCGCTTCTACTAACGCTCCATTGTCCCAAACCCATTCTTTACCTTCCATAATACCTTCTACGAAAGCATTTGGTGCAGAAGGGTCTGCAACAATATCAGCAGCGGTTGCGAGATAAAAATCATCTCTCACATAATTAGCACCATTTTTTTGGTTCAAACTACCCATGCCTCTAGAAGAAACACCCAATTTGCCACCTTCATCAATGATATTTTTAACGATCTCACCCATTGGGGTTCCCATAATTTTTGCTTCACCAATAAAATTCTTACCGTCTGGATATAATTCTGTAACCATATGAGATACTCTCTCAAGGTTAACGGTTGGGCCATCAGGATGGCCTAACTCTCCATAAGCACGATTTTCTTTGATAAATTTCTTATTGTATCTGGAAACTTCTTTTTGAAGAACTTCCATAGGATATACCCGGCCATTGCGGTTTTTAATATCTGCTTGCAGAAAAATACCCTTAATTTTATAGTTTTTACCACCACCCTCTTTAGCTTCGGTGATGTACTGTACTTCTTCTACAGCTTCTGAAAATAATTTTACGGTGTTCATATCATTTTTCCTAACTGATATTATCGAAACCAGATACTTTTTTCATTTTTAAAATAATAGTACCTGTGCAAGCGCCGTCATTTTCAATATAGATGTCACCAGTAACACCACTACCAGCGTTATTTGGAAGTGAGGGTAAAGACTGGCCACCACCATTGTATGTACCATTACCATTTAGTGTAAGTGCAGTTACATTTGATGTAGCGTCCCATTCAATCTCTGTTACTGAACTAACAGTCCACTGACAAGCAACGATTGATACTCTAGGATCGGTAGCTGCACCAGCAATTTCAGAAACATCTACTACCTTTAATGCGGTTCCGTTTGTTCCTGTAATCGTGTGCTTTGTGATAATTTCAAAGTCCGAATCAACTATTGTCTGTGTTGCAATGGCCATTATCCACTCCTAAATTGATAACATTTCTTTTTCAAAATAATTCATCAGGTCTTTTTCCGCCACCTTAAATTTTTTTGAAACATCTTTTATAGTTTTCTCAAAAGTATTTAGGAAATCTGAAGGTTTAGAATCCATAATGTTGAAAATTTGGTCAACAGCGTCCTTCATCTTCGGAGACAATTTCTTATACTGCCGAGATTTTCTATGTTCATCCTTTTCAATAACGGTTGAACTATATACTTCTTCAAGTGTCAGCATCAGTTTCCTCTGGACTAACATTATTTACAAAAGTTTTTGAATAATCTTTTCTTTTAACTTCAAGAGCATCGCCAACTTTTGTAGAAATAGAACTTTTAAAAGCAGCTTCTGCTTCTATGTTACTTCCTGATATAATCGAATCTACAAATTCTCTACTCATTGTTTATTTCCTTTCTTCGCATTATCTTTTTCATCTTTATCATCTTCTAAACCCAATTCCTTATTGACACGATCAGTAGGGTCCATATAAGGATCAACAGGATTGCCTTCTGAATCAGATGGGTATCTTTGAATACCATCTCCTCCATCTGGAACAACAATTCCACCATCCATTGGGTCTTTTTCAACTTCTTTCTTAATTTGGTCACGCATCTCTTGAATTTCTGCATCAGTCATGCGTAATACTTTCTTCAGCACATATTCTTTACTAAAGAATGTTCCAATATAAGCTTCAACTGTCTGCAATTGATTAAGTCTATTCTCCAAAAGTTCTGCATCTTTAAGTTCTGCAAAATGACCGTCTGCAAGATAATCATATTGAATATGTTCTTGTATTTCAGGCCAATCTTCTGGAGCAATAATACCTTTTAGTAAGAGTTGTGTTTTAAGAATGTCCGTAAACAGTGGAGAAAATTTCTTACGAATTCGTTGTACAAACTTTGTAAACTTTAATTCATCCCTTGTTATTTCTGTTGAACGACCAATACTAAAACCACCTTCAGCTTCCATACGAGAACTTGGGACATTCAATGAACGATACAATTTTGTACGGAAATATTGAATATCATCAATCTCTCCAAGATTAGAACCGCCTGGCAAAGTAGTAATTTCTGTACCTCTACCACCTTCTCTTCGTGGGAGCCAAAAATCTTCTAGCATACTCATATGATTTCGGTCATCACGAATTTCACCAGTATTTGCATCATACACAAGTTTATTGCGATAACGATTCATTACATCTTTGAGATATTGCTCTGCTTTAATCTTTGGAAGATTGCCTACATCAATATAAAAGATGCGCCGCTCTGGAGCTCTTGAAATACGATAGATAACAAGCGCATCTTCAATCATACGCAATTGATTGACAGGCTTGATTGCTTTGTGTAGATAAGAAAGTACTCGACCACTATTACCATCAATCAAACCAGAAGGAACATAGGTAATAGAATCTTTAGATATCTTTAGACCTTGGCCAACCATACCCATAGAAGACGGAGATATTCCTTTTTCATTATATATAAAATACTCCTCAACCTTTTCAGTCATTGCGATTCCAGTTTTAGAATCAACACCTTTCTTAACTTCTCTGACCTTTTTGATTTTCATCGAATCAATATATCTTAATTCTGTAATTCCTTTTCTTGGATTTTTAGAATCAATAATTTTATGATAATAGATTCTACCATCTACATACCACCGCCGAAAAACATCATGGCCTTTTTGCTCAAAGTTTAAAAGACGTAAAACTTCATCAAATTCTACTCTAATTTTTCTTTTAATTGTATCTGGATAAGGTAAACGATCTAAAGATATTGCGACTGCTTGATCATTTTGATTAGCAACAATACCTTCATTTACGATATCTTCAACGGCTGTATCACACTCTGCCTGTTGAGCAATATCACGATATCTCCGAATTAAATCTAAATCGGTTCGTTCTCTACCATCTGTGTCTAGGACTTGTCCAAAAAAACCACCACCAGCAACATCAATGGTGCCGTCATCAGGACTTGGGGTGGAGAATGTATTTTCCCCACCCGAATCCTTAGCTGATCGTTGTATACTGAATCCAAAAAGTTCGGCCATAATAACTCCTACTGTGTTATACTATTTAGTAGGTTCAAATTAGAAGTTAACCCCAGAAGCTTCAAAGTGTTGATATCTCCAAGTTACTTCAAAAGTTTCAATAGCATCAGAAGCTTCATTAGTAAGTTCAATTGCACTAATTGTTGTAGGCCAAGCACTTCTAAAGATATAACTCTTTAGAATTGTATCATCACGATCCAAATGTTCTACAGTTAGATCAGTCTGATAATCAGCTGGTGCAATAACTCCTGTACCCTCAGCAAGATCATTAATACCATTAGACCATCGTTCCATTGCATTACGGATCATGAAATCTGTATCATTCATAAATGTAGTTGACCAAGTTTCCTCAAAACTCCTATCTCCAGCAATATAAATTTGCCGTCCACGGAAAGGAACTGCAATTTCTGCCAAAGTTTGAGCAGGAAGATTTGATGCAGTTACAAGAAAAGAAGCTCTACGAACATCAAGTCCGATTGCAATGCCTGGAGGCGAAGTAACCGTTACCCGATATTGATTTGCCCGTGCGCCACCACCAATTAAGTTAGCTTTAAAGTCATCTATTGCAGCCATGATTAACCTCCTACCTCACTAAACGATACACCAGTTCTCACTGCTACAAAGTTTAGTGTAATGAAGTTAATCGATCTAGCGGGTTTAATGTAGATGTCTCCAATAAACTCGTTTCTATCAATAACCTCACCTGTGTTATTTGTGCTGTCACATACAACCTTAAAGTCAGAGATACCGCGGCGGCCTTGAACATCTCTCAAGAAAGGTTCTACCAGATTACGGAATTGAGCTCTTGTAAATTCATCGTTGAACTCAAAGAGCATAAACTTAGCAGCAGTTGCGATTGCCTTTTCTAGAACCAAGAACAACCTACGCACGTTAATCCTATCAAACGCGCTGGGTTTTGCAAGAGAAGTCTTATCACCAAAAAGAACCACGCCTTGGCCTGGGAAGTTGACAACAGGATTAACCCGTGCTTGATAAAGAATATCTCTATCTGCCTTTTTAGGATTTAGGGACAATTTAATTGCACCCCGTACATTACCCCGATTATAACCAGCAGGAGAGAACCAAGGATCAGCAACAGCATCTGTATTTGCACAAAGACCAGCAGTATCACCGTTCATTGGAACATAGCGATATACATCATTGTACTTATCATACATGTACTTGTATGTACTGTCAAAAACCATGTAAGATGATGCAGGGCAAAGATCAAATGCTGTCTTTACATTATTGACTGCCCTAGCAGATGTTGCTGCAGAACTTGCAACACCAACTGTCGCAGAACGATATGGAGAAACAAATCCCACACAATCTTTTCTAGAGTCAACAAGAGCTGTAATCATTGTTACATGAGTGTCTTGAGTAGCAGCTGTATCACCAGCACCACCGCCTTTACCACCAACTACAAGATTAATGTCATGAGTCTCTGTGTCTGCAAACTTATCATATGCAAGTTCCAGTTCACCAGCAGTGACAGCATGATCAGTTGTTCCTCCGGTAAGAGAATCAATTGTAATTGGTATAACTGAAGTGTAAGTAGTAGTTGTATCTGTACCCCAGTTTGAACCAGCAGAAATATGATCTGTCCAGTAGATGAAATTTGATTCTCTGAAAATTACGTCTGCATAGTAATTACTATTACCCTGAGCAGTTCTAGCAACTGAACTTTTTGACATACTTGCAAAGGTTTCTATAACACTAGAACCTCTCTGACCAGCAACATCAGCATCGTATCCAGTGATATCACCTGTTGTGTCATAAACAACAACATGCATTTCATCACCAGAACCACGAGCATTATCTGTAGCCCACTGAGAAGTGCCAGGTGCATTTGCAAACAAATCGTGATATTTCCACTTACGTCTGATGTATGAGTTGTCTGGAATAGTATTTTGTAGACCAGCACCGTTTGGATCATCTTTTAGACGAATTGTTAAAGTGTCACTTGAGATTGAAACAACATCATATTCGTTAAATTCATCAACTGGAACTGTACCAGATGAATCGGAGAAGAATGAAATTAAATCACCTACGTTAAATGCGTTGCCAGACAAGTCTGCGTCATCAACTTCAAGTGTTGTTGCACCGGCAGCATCTTCTCCAACAGTCAAGTTGGAGCCAGATAATACTTGTTCAAATGAAGTTGCAGTCGCACAAATTTGAACACCAATTGAGTTGCCCCAAGTACCAGCAGTACGGGCAGTCCACTCACCATGAGAACCTTGTCCTGTGGAGAAGGATGCCTCATAATGATCTTCATCACGAATGAGAATACCACTATTCGCACCAGCGTTTAAAACTGCTGATTCACAGCGAACAACTTTAATATGATTAGAATATTGCAAGAAATTTGAAGCAGAAAACCAACTTTCAAACTGATTACTTGTAGAACTTGGTTTACCAAAAATTTCAACCAACTCTTCTTCTGAACTGATTGATGTTACAGAACTTACTGGACCTTTTTCAAATGCCCCAGCAACTGCACCAATCGTAGTATTGACTGATGGAATTACATTCGTAAGATCAATCTCTCTGACATGTACGCCAGGTGAAACTAAAAAACTCATATCGTTACTCCTCTATTATAAGAGTGTTATTACAATTATATTTATAAAAAACCAATTTGCAAAAACTCTTTTTTATAAGTGTTATAACATATAAATAATTTCATGGTAAATGCACATTATGAAAAATATAAAGACACTATCAAAAAGGTAGCTCGTAGAAATTATCGTAAAAGAATTGTTTTACTAAATGAATTTTTAGCAAACAAAGCTTGTAAACATTGTGGAGAGAGTGAAACTGTATGTCTCAAATTCCATCCTCATGATTCAGAAATACGAAAATTGACAAAGAGAGTTGGCATCAGTAATAAAAGTCGTAAAGAAATATTTTATCTTGTGGACAACTCAATTATACTATGTTCAAATTGTTGGATTAAAATAGATAATGATCTAATTGAATTTATTTAGTCCTTTACCAATTTGAACCATAATCTCTTACTACAGGATTCCATCTGGTTCCATATTCATCTACCACTTCACCAATATTTTCATCTTCTAAACCTGTAACAACAAACCCAAATGGCGCCATATCCTGTTCTAGAGCGTCCTGTTGTTCTCTCATCATGGTCTGTCGTACATCCATATCAGTCAACTCTTTAAAATAAGTTTGATCACTGGTCCATGCAAATATGAATAAACAAGCAACTAAATCATCTGTGCAACCTTCATCAGCCTCAAAAGATTGTCCCTTAACAATAAATGTAGATAACTCACTAATAATATCTAAATCTTCTATTATTAATTTGTTGTCTTCTATTAATTGTTTAAGATTAGAACAACCAATTCTTTTTACAGCTTTGGTTGTCCTTACACCCAATTGAGCTCGTCCACCAGAAAATCCTCCACCAAGAATTTGTCCTGCTCGACCCCTCATAGAAGCCATAATAAGGTTGTCATATTCTAAATCAAATTGCATAGTAGATGCAACTTGTTCACCAATATCATTAACCTCAATCAATACAAATGCTTGATTATACGCACGAGCAATATCATGGATTTTAGTAGGAAACAATAACGGTTTAATTTCGTTATCTCTATATTTTGCAACAATTCTATACGGCATTTGTGATACATCAAATACTATAAATGCAGAATAATCATTTTTAGTTCCACGGGAAACATCAGCAGTCAATACATAAGTATGTCCTGCTTGTGGTTTTTCATATACATCTAAACCAGCATTAGATTGTATAGGGTTTATATACGCCATTGTTTTTAATTTTTGTGATGATATTAAGGTATCAATAGACCCAAGAAATTCACACTCAAATTCTGTATTGAACTGTGATACTGAAGTATTTTTGATTGTTTCTTCTTTCCATTCTTCATCACGGCCTGGAATTTCACTCCAATGTACTTCAATAGGAATATATGTGTTTCTTTGATTCTCTGCATCTGTCCACAACTTATAAAACATGTTCATACCGTGTGGAGTGGAAACAATCATTACTTTAGTTTTCTTACCAGAACTGATTGTTGGATACACTGAACTAAAGAACTGTTCTGCAACATTTGATGGGACGTATGCAAATTCATCCAAAAAGATAATATTGTAAGACCCACCACGAACAGCACTTGCAGAAGTAGAAGATGCCAATATTTTACTACCGTTTTCTAATTCTAAGCTCCCCTTGTTCCATGTCATTACTCCTTGTTGCAACCACTTGGGTAAATTTTCATATGCAAGTTGTAATCGACCAAGTAAATCTCTGGCAGTAGCGGCCTTATTAGCAAGAATTGCCACGTTCACAGATGAATTAAACAAAACAAAGTGCAGCAAGTACGAAATGAT